CTGCTGCTTCCCTTGCGGCGGCTTCCTCAGTAGCTATCCTGGCAGCGTCGGCATATCCCTGTGCATCTAGCGCCCACTGACGCAACCTGGCAGCGTGTTCTTCAGCTATCCTAGTAGTTTCACTAAGTGCCTCGTTAGTCTTATCTGCGGCATCAGGTATACGCTCACCCAGTGCAGGCACTAACGTAGTATCAATGGTTTCTGCCCCTTTCTTAGACGCCTCTTCCAACTCCCTGATAGATTTCTCAACAGCCAATGTATCGCGTTTTACCTTCTCGGCGTTTATCATGTTAGCGATGCTATCCCGCGCCTCGTCTATCTTTTTACCAAGGCCAGGTATCCAACCGAGTAACTTTTGCAAGGATTTCAGAATATCATCAACTTGCTTGAGAAAATAAATCTTTACACTGATGAATGACTTTTTAAACCAATTACTTATCTTGTCCCAATTCTGCCAGAGGGCAATACCAGCTGCTACCAGGGCAGTAATAGCTAATATAATAATCCCCACCGGCCCGGTAGCTAGATGCACAGCTACGCCGAACGCACCCATAGCAGCAGTTAAACCGGGTAGCATAATCAATAGCGGCCCCAAAACCAGCATCAATGCGCCTAACGCACCAGATGTTAATACAATCACTCTTGTTAGTGCCGGGTGCTCGTTCATCCATGCGGAGATACCCGAAATAATATCTCTAATCTTTTCAATAAGAGGTATCAAGATAGGAATCAGCTTATCGGCTATTTCAAACTTAACTTTATCAACCGAACCCGTAAGGTCTGCGAGCCTATCATTGAAATTGGCGGCTGCATTTGCTGCTTCTTGGTCAAATATGGGAGCAAATTTGTGGGCTGCTTCTCTTAATTCATTAACTCCCGCAGCACCGTTGGCTAACATCGGTAGAAGTTCTGTTCCGGACCTGCCGAACATATCCTGTGCAAGGGCAGCTCTTTTCATCGGGTCTTCAACATCAGCTATTGCTAAAGCAATCTTTAAGAATTGTTCCTCTGGATTCAAGCCTTCTAATTCTTCAACCTTAATACCGATGTGCTCAAACGCCCTAACGTAGGTCTCCATGCCGTCCTGTGCGTCCAGAATAGTGCCGGACATACGTTTAACAGCCTTATCAAGTCCCTCTAAATTTGTTCCTGATAATTCGGCAGCATATCTTAGCTCAGACAAAGCCTCAGTAGAGAACCCCGTCCGGAGCGCCATCTTCTGGACATCGTCCCCCATCTCGGCATAGGTTTTAACACTGAGCGCACCGGCGGCCAGGATAGCGCCACCGGCAGCGGTCATAGCCATACCTATCTGTTTAGAGTGCTGTTGTATTGTGCCCTTGAGACCGGTCATCTGTTTATCAAATGCGGTCTTATCCAGCCCCAGTTTTATAAAGGCATCGCCTACGTTAATTGCCATGTCTTACCACCTTAATCATTCCGTTTGACCTCATTGCCAGCTCGTCAGCAGTAACACCCTCGGAGTCGTTAGGTTCCATAGCGAGCTTCTTCCGCTTGACGAGTTTCTCTATCATCAGGTCTAACAGTTCGTCCGTCCAGTTATTTACGATATAAACCGGGTCAAGTCCCCACTCCACAAGTACGAACTCAAACGCCTCGGCTACTGATACAGCTTGTTCATGGTCTCGGGCACTGTTTTTGATAAAGGGAAGGCGACCTTGCTTACCTCCTCCCAAGCCACGGCGATTTCGGACTCGGTGGCGATATCCTCTATCTCGCCACGGTCAAGGTCTTTGGCATAACTGAAAAACAAGTCAATCACCGCATCGGGAGCAGTAACAGCCAGCCCTATCAATGCCGACTCTATATCCCCCTCCTTGGAGGATATAGCTTGGTTTGCGTATACAGGCATGGTCTGTATCAAATCTACAACCGACTTACGCCATCCCCTGCTGTCCTTAATCCTGAGTTGCTCGATGCTGTATTGCTGGCCCCCCAGTATCACGTTGATAGGGGCAATACAGATTTTATCTTCTTCTGTCCGTTCCGTCATAATCAATCTCCTTTAAACTTTATTTAGGCTGCGTTGTAAACCACAGATACCGCCGGGCCGCTTCCCTTGAGAGCCGTAAATGTTACCGGTATCGTAGTCTTTGTCCCCTTCCTGTAAGACATAGAGACCGTGCCCGTAGCTGTGGCCGACGGTATCAATATCGCACATTTATATCCAGCCGGATCAGTACCCTCTATCTTCAGGTTCAGAGTTTTAAGCACCCCGGCACCTATGGTCAGGATACTACCCGAAACCACACTCCCGGCGATAGCATTGCCGATATTAGCCAGCGAACTCTCAGCCATATTACAGGTTACAGAGCACGCCTCCTGTGTGAGCGCCCGGTCTATGGGGAAGGTCTCCTCTTCCACATATATTTCGGCAACTGTTGGCGCATAATCAACGGTTACCCCGTCTTCTGTATAGCCGACATCTACAAAAGGAGAACTCAGAGACAGGCCGGGTGCCGTGCCGCCGGGCTCGATGGTGTATGTCGTGCCCATTACTTCTATGGTGTCGACATACATGGTTCTCAATGGTGTGGTCTCCCACAGTTCAACCCTTACCCGGGTAAGTACCCAGTCTCCAGGTGTGCAAGCGGCGCCGTCCAGTGCTTCTATTGCAGCCTGGACAGCATCTGCGTCAATTAAACCCCATTCAAAGAATGAAGTCCCTAATTCTGTATGCCCACCGTAACCCGTTGGAGTGTCCACGGCCATAGTCTGCAATACCCATGCCGCAGTTCCTAAGTATGTCTGGTTCGGGACTAAAGTAATCTCAGCCCACCCTTCACTATTCGAGTCTTCAAATCTGAACTCCATTTGTCCAAAGTTCCCGGTGACAGCGGAACAGTGGTGATAGAAACTATTAGTTATAATCCCCGCTGTCCATAGAGTCATCGTAGTGCCCGTTGGGGGCACGAGTTCAACGTGGGTTGATCCGGCATTACCCGACCCGCCCTTGTATAGCTTTACCGAGCGTGACCCTGCCTGATATTGTGTGGTTGACCATTCAGCGATAGCGTCGTTCGGCTCCCTGATTGACAGGGTAGCCACCCCTGTTAATACATTTGATTTAGTTCCCATTTTGCTTTACCTCCTAAAAATTGGTATAAGAAAAGCCACCTCATCGGTGGCTGGTGACTGGGTAACGAGCGGTCTTTACGCCCGTATCATAATTGAGAAGAAAGTCAGAACACGATAATAGTTTGGGATATCCACGTCCTGCAAATCCTGTCCTTGCACCTCCTCTATTGCTGACATTATCTGATAAGTAGTGCCGCTAACTACCACATCCACATTCTGTATGCCCTGTAGGGCATCGTAGAGCTTGCGGTACACGTTACGTGCGTCTATTATGTTATCCGCCCAACAATCAAACTGGATACTGGGTGTAACTATCTCCGGTATATACGGTGTTGATTCACCGCCCCTGCCAAAGAATCCGATGGCCGGTAACGTTGTATTCTCCGACAACCGGGGACATTCAATACGGTAACCGACCACATCGGTTAGTGCCGTTTGGTCTACCAGATACGCCCTGATTATTGCGTTTACGTCTGCTATTGCCATTACATCAGCCCCGCTTTCAAGAACTCCATAAGTTTGCCTCTATTCCTGTCCAGCGCAGGCTTCATGTAAGGCCGCGCGGCTGTATGAATCGTCCCTGTCTCTAGATACCCGCCATAACCGGAGGTAGAGTAAACCGCCCCTTCTAATTCGTTTTTGGCTACTTCACCACCAGGGCCAACCTCATACATAATTGAGCGTCGGTTATTACCTGTTAAATAAGGGCTACCCTTTATAGTATCATTGGCTATGGCTATGATAGCTTTAGTCATCGCTACCTTGCTGGCTCTATTAACCTGGTCAATAGCCCCTTGTGTGTTCAGGTTGGTTGTTACTGATACGTCTAATTTCATGCTACCTTCTGTAAATATACTTCTCTGTGATGCTGGCTGGCGCCGTTCGTTCTCCTCTGTACAAGTAAGACCTCAAAGGTCGAGGCGTCTACTACCGCCCCGGTAGAGGCTAATAAAATATTGCTCACCCTGTCGTGCTCGGTAATGTCAACTGAATCCTCAACAAATAATTTATAGTCGCTGATAACCACCTCGGCGCCGAACCTGACCTCACGCCCTATGGTGCTAACCAGTCTGCAAGGCGTGCTCTCATGGACAACAGTCCACGTCTTTACCTTGTTGCCGTAAGCGTCCCTATCACCCTCTGAATAGCTGCTGACATCGCAGGTGTGAATCAATAAACTATCGTAGCTCATTCTTCTACCCCCGTTAAATCCATTTCAGCCCAAGTCATACAAGGCACAGACGATGCTTTCTCTCTTAAATTACTAGCCAGTTTGAGCATCTTGTCAACTATCTTCTGGGTATATGAGTAGTCACCTATATGCTCGCTGTCGGCATTGAGCGCATAACTAGAAGCCCATGACTCTAGCGCCAGAGCTGATGCAGAATCAACATCGTTGCCCTCTGCTGATAAAAATGACTCAATCTCTTCATCAGTAAATTTATAATCGGCCAGGACTGTATCGCCGATTCTTAAACGGACTTTACCGACTGCATTTTCGATGTTATATGTTACTGTCATAATTTCTCCTCATGTATCCTGGTTGAAGGCATCCTGGCAATGCCAAGCCTTTTTACTGCAAGCCTGGCGATAGTAACTGCCGTGTGTATCGGATAGGCCAGTTTGACAGCATCGACTATCGCTATTGAATCGGCAAATGAAATGCCGTAGGTGTGAGATATGTCATCGGCTATTGATACTGAATCCGACTCATTGATAGCCACATTTTTAGCAATAGCATCAGCGATTACGACCGTATCAGCCAGAGACACAACGAAGTCTGTCACATCAGCAATAGAATCTGAGATTGCTACTGAGTCTGTTTCAGCCATACCTATTAGCTTGGCGACAGATTCCACGATAGCCACAGTGTCAGCCTCGGAGAGGGCAACACTTTTTATAATGTCATCGGCTATCGCCACCACGTCCGACTTATCCAGGCCAACGGCTTTGCCGGTAAGAACGTCTGCTATTGTTAGAGTATCAGCTAAAGTCTTGACAAACTCGGCTACCGTTGATAAACTATCTGCTATTATCACCGAATCTGTTTCCGCCAGGCTCATATTCTTTGCCATGCTATCTACTAATGCAACGGTATCTGCTCGATTTATCCTCACTGACTTAGCTTCTGAGTCGGCAATACCTAGAGTGTCAGCAAATGACTTTAGGAACTGAGATGTTTTAGCGAAGGTATCAGTTAAAGATACTGAATCAGCCCTTGGCAACCCGATATCTTTAATTACCGTATCGGATATGCCTACTGTATCATCAACAGAGAGTAACCATTCAACAACATCCGCTATGGAGTCCGTGATAGTTACTGTATCGGAATGTGA